CACGTGAGATCGCGATGCCGGTTGCGATCGAGAGCATGATCATGTTGCGGTTTGGTACGACCGTCGACTTCATGTTGTCCTCGGCGTAGTGACCCTCCGGCACCTCGCTGTCGGAGACGAGTGACGAGCCGCTCTCGGCGAACATGCTACTGAGCTGTTGCAGGTTGATGATGTCGTGTCGCAGGCCGAACCGCTTGGCGATTGCCGCGGCGAACTGCAGCTCCTTCTTGTGCCGCTGTCCGTAGTTGAACGACAGCAAGTCGACGTCGTACCCAGTATGACGGAGATCGTAGGCCAAGGTCGTCGAGTCGAGACCGCCACTAACGATCGCTACCGCTTTCTTCTTTCCGCTCACTTGCTATTACCCTTCCTACTGCTTCGTACACCCATGTTCGGCCCATTCTAGTTGCCATGATCAATCCACGTTGCTCAAGCGTCATGAATATGATCTCGGCACTTCTTGCATCGAGATGGTACCACTGCATCAGCTGTGAACGAGGAATGCCTGGATGACGTTTGATCGTTTTGAAGATGCGTTGGAGTAGAATCTCGTTGGCGCTACGTCCAATGCCGTTGACGATCTCCATTCCATAAGCTCTCCAACCCTCTCCGTACTTAATCGCCACGAGGAGGTCTTCGAGCTCGACGATGATGTCTTCGCCTTGGTCTCGAGTAGCCGCAATTAGCACTGACGCCTTGAGTATGGACTTTGCAAGACGGTCATATACAGGTGTCATAATGTCTGGCTGATCACTATTGACGCCTGCATACAGCAGCGTTGCTTCGAGCTGGTTGTAACGCTGCCAGGCTTCTGGAGTTAGCAACGCTCCCCACCTAGATGGGTTGACGCCTACCAGCTTGCCTTTGACGATGATCTCTTGATCCTGTACGTATCTGCTCCGTAGCTCATGCAGCTCCTGCAGCAGTTCGTCTCTGCCGTCCATGTTCTCCATAGTCGGCGGACCAAGAGGCTGTAGCCGTGTCACATCCGACTCAGCCGTGATGAAGATGAAACGTGGTACGAAGCCTGATGCTACATGCTCGAGCGTCAGTAGGCTCTGTACACGCGTCTTGATACCTCCACCGAAGATGAGCAGACAAGGTTCTCGAACAGTTACCGTCTCTCGCTTCAGTACGCGCTTCGTCGTTTTACCGTCATACAGTTTGGTTAGCGACTCAGCCATGCCGGCATAGTAGTCCTTCCTTGTCATTGCATCGACAAGTCCTGAGAACTCGTCTCGCAAGAACAACGAAGGCTTTCCAGGCCGAATCTCCAATGACTGCAGGAGACCTTCTACTGAACCGTCTGTGGCGAGGAGGACGTCTGGATCGACTTCCTCCAACAGATCCACTGCAACATCCATTGCCGTCGACTTACGTGTCAACGTCGTGTCGGCTAGGATCATGAACCAGAGGTTCGGCATGATCGTTCCGAACGATGTAGGTAGACGAATCGTACCAGCTAGTAGGGCGCTAAGGATGATGAATGCGCCTGCTTGGTGGTACTGAGGAGCTGCATCGCCAAGACCGCTCGCCCACCTAATGTACCGCTCGACAAACGTATCACGACCTGCAATCTGGTCCAGCTCTGCCTGGTTGATGAGTGGCGAAAGCTTTTCAGTTTCCGGGACGAGTATGTTGAGCTTTTCAATTGAGAGTATGTACGCCTTGCAAACCTCTTCCCAGAGCAACCTGGGCTGCTTGTTGTCGCGCCGATACTTGTTGCACTTAGCATCTGACGCGACAACGAACACTTCTTCCCTCGACATGCCAGCCTCGAAGCACAGCATCTCAAGCTGCCAAAGCGCCTTGCTCCAGTCAGCATCTGGCTCAGGTGCTGTGCCGTGGATGCTGAAGCATACTGGGTTGAGCGACTTACGGTACTTCTGCATGACGTCGTAGCTGCTGTCTGTCGGCAGGACTTGCGGCATCGGGTCATGTGTCTTGCTGTTGATCCTTGACTCTGCGTACCCATCGAATTCCTCGACTCCGTAGGCCGTACGCAGAACCTTAATGAGACGAACATCTGCTGGCGTCGAGTACTTGAAGTTGTACGTATTAGGAACCCTGAGTAGCTGTGTTAGGTCCCAACCGCCTGTGTCTGCGCCATCAGCAACGTGGTGGTATGCGATGTTCTTGCTGATCTGTTCCGCTTCATCTGGCGGCAATGTGCCCTTCAACACCCACAGGGCCTGAAACCGTTTGGGGCTCGTTTCGATTGTCAGCGAGGGTGGCACAAGGCACTTCTCAGGTGCACAACCGTCTAGGTCCGCCCAGACAGCTGTGCACGTCTCTACGTTGTCTTTGGTTCTCGCGCTCTTAGCGCCCGGAGGTCTGTTCTTCGACTTGAGGAGCTGCGGACAGAAGTATGTGTTGCCCTGCTGACATACTCTGTCGACATGATCGAGCATGCGTGACAGCTCTTCAGGATACTTGAAGAATTCTTCCGACCACTTGCCAGACGCCGCATTTTTGTGGGACACACAAATAAAGCCTTCCGACAAACCAAACAGCATCTTGAAGAACGTATCTTGTTTCGCCCTACGTTCCTCTGGCGAGGCCGGTTCTGTCATACTCACCTCCTATTCAGTTAGAAGGGAGCGGAGAGACATAACCCACCACGGTTGAAAGCTTGTCTCTCCGCTCCGGTCTTCAGTTACGAGAGGAGCGAGCTACCCTTCGAGGTAGCCGTGCCGGCGCGCTGCGAAGGCTTGCCGGAGGTGACCTCGGCCCACTTGGTCTCGGCGAAGATGGACTTGACCTCGTACTTCGGCGGGTACTTCTTGCCGGAGCCGTCCTTGGCCTCCTGCTCGCCGACGTAGGCGCCGCCGATCACGACGACCTGGTCGATGAGCTCTTCCGGCTTCGGGATGCGAACGCGGCCGGAGGTGACAGACATGTTCAGCGCCTTCATCAGGTGCGAGATGGTGTAGAGCGCCGGCGGGAAGAGGCAGGCGATCGTCCAGCACTTGCGGTTGACGTACTGGCCGTTGGCCTTGTCGCCGATGACGGTGAACTCGATGTTGTACATCGGCTTGCCGAGGTTCTTCGAGGACTGCACCTCGCGCATGTCCACGTCGGTGATCCGAACGAGGTACTTGCCAGACGGAAGCGGCTCGATGTCACGAGCTTCGGACGCAGCCTCCTCGTCTGAGAAGTTCACGTACAGGCCGTCGTCCTCGAAGTCGTCGGTCGGTGTAACAGTAGTCATTTTGGTTTCCTTTTCATCTGGTTGCGTTGACAATTTCAGCATCGGTTACTAGGTCGAAACCGGTCACCGGCTTGGGCTTTGCATCCTCGATCTTCGCCGCTGCTCGTGACGCTGTCTGTCGAACGATCAGGTCGAACAGTGGCTCCATGGTACCCTGATCCGGAATGATCAGAGCTGGTGGAAGCAGGCCTGAGCGATCCTTGGCTACGACAGACTCCGTAGCCTGACTCTGGAGCACTCTTACCTGCTTGGTTTCGCCGCCTTCGTTGACCTCCTTGATGTTGTAGTACAGCACGATGTCCAGGAAGGCGGCGACCTCCTGGGCCATCTTGCCTGACAGGGATGGAAGCTTGATGGGCCTCTTCAGCCGATCCATGTCTTCACGCTCGAGCGCAGTGAAGATCACGTTCAGCGGAAGATCTCGGAACGCGCGGACGAAGCGTCGGATCTGCTCGAGGTTCTTTCCCCACTCCCGCAGAGAGGGAACATCTTCGTCTCGAGCTTCGTTCGACTCGATCAGCCTACGCATGATCTCGTCCATGTTGAACTTCTGGATCTCGGTCAAGCTGTCGAGGATGACCGTCTGGAAGCCATGCCCGCCTGCGTACAAGGCGTCGTACACACGCTGCATCTCCTTCCAGCTGGAGATACGAACACGCTCGACCCCTGGGAACTCCTTGCGTAGCGTCAGCACGCCACCTTCGATGTCGATGTAGAGAACACGTCGCATCTCAGGAACAGCGTATGCTGAGCCGGCAAGATAGGTCTTCCCAGTGCCCGAGCGTCCGTAGATGAGCATATTGAAGTGTGGCGGAACGTCTGCAACTCTCTCTAGCTTCAGTCCCGCGATGGTGGTTGGTGTCAGCTCTTTGATCGTGCTGATTGTGGACATGTGCTTTCCTTTCTCTGCCCTCATCGGTTTGGGCAAGTCACTTCACGAACAGAAGCATCCCCAGATATACGACCAGTCCTCCACACCCTACGGTTAGGACTAGTGCAAGAATGAAGGATGCTATGTACCTCAAGCTGCGCTGCCGCCCCAAAGCTGAAGCATCTCCTGCTGAGCGTCGGCCAGCTTCATCTTGCCGGCGTGGACGGCCGTAGCGAGCCGGTTCTCGTCGAGGTCCTTGAGTCGAGCTTCCTTCTTGGGCTGCGGCCAGAGGTTGC